AACTCTTTTAATCTATCCAGTATTGATGGCGAACCTCGTTCATCTTTATTGAAAGCATTTGATATAGCCTCTCTGATATCACTTGCTATTTTGGAAGCCTTAGCCCACATTTTATCAAACCATTCAACTACTTTATCGTAAGTATTACTTAATGCGATACCTACTAAACCAGATATCTCATTGAATTTGCTACTAATATTATAAACTATATCTAGCACTTTGTTACGAATCCATACCTTTATTTTTTCCCAGTTTCTTTCAGTCATACTTTTGAATTCCTCCCAATTTCGTTGTGCGTTAATTCTTCTTTTATATTCTGCCGCTTCGTGATTTGATTCAATAATTTTCCAAGTAGCTCTTAACCAATCACCAAAACCAGTCCAATTTGTTTTCATCTTTGTAAAAAATAAGTCCCAACTACTTAGAATCTCTCCGTTGCTTGTGTTTATAGTAGCTAAATTATCATCAGACATTCCTCTAATTTCATTAACAACCCCAACGTGCATTTCCCCAGCTGCTAAAATTACACCATCTTTTTCTCTAATAGCAGAAGCTATCATTTCATCGGCTTGGGCTTCAGATATTATTCCCTGTTCGTCTCTAAGCCTGATTATAATTTCCATTGTTTTGTCATATTTATCCTCTGCATTTTTAACAGTCTCATCTCTTGTTCGTGCTGAATCGCTTATTAAATTTGAGGCCATTTCGTTGGAAATTTCTCCACTTTCCAATTTAAGTTTTTCCATTATTGCTATAACCTGAACATCTTGGTCACTTAACACTTTTATAGTTTCATCTCGTTGCTTTCTTGTTGACTCTATTATGTTTTTTCTCATTTCCTCTGTAATAGCAACTCCACTTTCTGCTAAATCCCTCAGCGTTTTTTCTATAGCTTCTGCCGTTTCGGTATGTTGAGTCTTTTGCTCCTCTAGGCTATTTGTAGCCTTCTCCAACATTTGGTCATACATATCTTCTGTAATAGTTTTAGCGTCATCTCTCAAGTAAGCTAAATTCTCTTTAGTTTCTGTATATTGCTTCTCTACCGCATCAATAGCTTTATCCCGCATATTGTTTACATTACTAATCACAGAATCAGCCATCTCACTGGTCAAAGTATCACCTGCAATAGCTGCTTTTGTTAAGGCAAACTCTATTCCATTTGACATTTTAACCACTTCTCCAATGGACTCATTACCCATCTCTGTAATTTCTTCAACTACTGATTTACGAGCAATACCAAACCAATCTGTAACTTTTGTTGCTAAATCTTTAACATAACCAATAATTCCATTGACAAAATTTCTAAATTTCTCTGAATGTTTATATAATAAATAGAAAGCTATACCAATAGCAGCAATAGCAACAATAAATGGTAAAACAGCAGAATAAGCGGCTAATAATAGGGCTATTTTGATTGTTTCTATAATACTTAATATACCCCCCATTACTACACCGACTGCCGATATTATAGGTACTAATAATAATGCTACACCCGCTAAAGCTCCAAAACCCGCTACTAGACCAAGTATAGCTACCACGAGTTTAGGATGCTTTTCTGCAAATTCACCAAACTTTTCTATAAGTGGTAGTACGGCTTCTAAAATTTTAACTAAAACAGGTTTTAATGCACCGTCTAGAGTAAGAGCTACATCTTTCACCCTATTCTGGGCTATTTTCATTCTGGATTCAAAAGTTCCAAATCTCTTTTCTGCTTCTATCACAAGTGCTGTATTCTCATCCCAAGCCTCACCAGATGTTTCTATAGCATCGGACATAAGTCCACCTGCACCTGCTACTGAAATGAATGATTGAACTAATCTTTGGTCTGCTAATCCTAAATCGTCTAAAAGTTTAACCCCTTCTATACCTGCTTCTCCTAGTCCAGCTATAAAAGAGTTAAAAGCTCCTGCTGCATCTTCTTCAAATGCTGTTGAAAACTCCTCCACTGACATTTGTGCTACATCTGCAAATACAGCTAATTCGTCTGTTCCGTTAGCCACTGCTTCTGCCATTTTAAATAAGGTTTTAGATACTGCTGTACCACCTCTTTCTGCTTGTACACCTACTGAAGAAAAAGCTGCTGAGATACCAAAGATATCTGCTGTTGTAAGACCTGCTATTTTACCTGCACCAGCAATTCTATTAGCAAAGTTAGTTATCTCTGATTCTGTAGTGGCAAAATTATTTCCTAAATCAACGATTGAAGCACCCATTCTATCTACGTTATCTATAGGTTCTTGCATTATATTTGCTATTCGAGCAAACGATGTAGAAGCATTTTCCTCTGTTAAGTTTGTAGTGACAGCTATTTTAGCAATAGTATCTATAAATTTTGTTAAATCATCTACCCCCTCAACACCTAATTGACCTGCTAACACACCTATTCTGTTTAAACTACTAGTAGCTAACGGGGCTGTTTTTGAAATTCCTCTTATGTTTTCTGTTAATTGTGCGAATCCTTCTTCGCTTAGTTCTACAGTTTTTCTGATACCTGCGAATGTGCTTTCAAATTCAGTTCCAACTTTAGCTATTCCAACTAAAACTCCTGTGGCTGCTGCCCCAATAACAACAGCAGTTCTTCCTAATGTTTTAACACTAGAACTGATATTTTTCACACTCTTTGTAGTGCTTTTTTCTAACGCACCAATCTGTTGTTGCGCTTTTTTTACTCCTGCATCCCAATTACTGGTATCAAGAATAAGACTTCCATATACTGATCCAAGCGAAACCGATTGTGCCATTATTCATTACCTCCAAATCTTGCTCTATATTTGTCTATAACCATATGACAAGGCCTACATACCGTTAGACCATTGTCTACATCAAATCTTAATTTCTTATGTTCGTTAAATGATTTCATATGATGTGCCTCTAAATCTCCTCCTCGTTTATTATCACAAATCTGACAGGTGTAATCGTCTCTTTCAAAAACTGCTGTTCTCCACTCAGCATATTCCTTAGAGTTCCTAATCTTGAAATTCTCAGGTGTAATACCGCCCTGCCAATTCCAATGATTCTTCCCCATAGTCGATTCCGATGTAAACTCTGAGTCAGGACTTAAATGAATACCCTTTAGCCCCTTATTCCAAGGCTTATGGCCTTTTTTAAAAGGGGTTAACCAAGTTTTTATTGCTAGTCTTTTTTTACCTAACCAGTATGGTTTCTGCACATTTTTTAGACCTTTGTTCCAAGGTACTCTACCTTTCATAGATTCGCTTATTTTTCTTTTAGTTTCCTCAGAGTGTGCCATGTTTTTTATTTACTTTCACCACCGAGCCTTTGTTTGATATCTCAGTAAGTACCTCATTTAGGTTTCTTCCTTCTTCCATCGGAGCGTTTTGTTTTTGCTTTACCTTAACCTTAGCTCCCATAGACCTCATTACATTAACAAGATGGTCATTTATACTTTCAATTAAACTTATTAAAAACTCCCTATCTTTTGACTCTCCCATTAAGGCGAGAGCCGAATCTAACTGAAAAGCTGTATAACTATCTTCTATACCTAAATAATCACTTGGCTTCTGGTTTGGATATCTTTTGCACAACAGGTCTATCAGTGTCCTGTTTGCTTTCAGTCTTACGAAAGGGTTTGAGTTTTCCCACCTCACCTTGTGCTTCTCCGACTATATAAGTCTTGTCTTCTTGTGATAAATCGGAAATGAGTATTTCACCCTCTTTAGGGTCTACATCCACAACTTTGGGGGAAACTAGAGAATAACGCACCATTAAGTCCATCATCTCCATACCTTTCTTTATTCCTTCTGCGGTCATTTTCTCAAGTGCATCGTCTTTACCTAAAGCAATAGACAACAGTTCATTTGGAATATCACCGCTAGATATTAACTTACTAATATCTGGACTCTTTACACAAACGACTATACCACTGGGTAACTTTATGTTACTTCCAGCTTCTCTTTTTTCTTTTAGTTTACGAATCTCACTAACTGAAGTGAGTTCGAGATTTTCTGGTTTTTCCTTACTCATCATTAAACTCCTTTATTTAATTTTCTACTTAGTACGCAACCTCTATTGTAGAGATTCTGGTACTATCGAGTGCTGCTGCTTCAATGTCTACTGCTGTCTGATATGCGACACCAGTCATTTCTAGGCTGAATTCAGAACCCTGAGATTGATTAACTTTTGTTGAAGTAATCTGAACTTTGTGCCAAGTTTTCTTAATGGTGACTGCTGTTCCGTCATCATCCTTAGCCGTAGTCTCTGCACTTACCTCAATAAAAGGTGGGTTATCTTCACTATCTGTACCTAGCGCAACATTTAAACCTGTAGCAGACGAATTATAGGTGTTCCCCGTAATTGCTTGAATAACATCAAAGCTAAGAGCGTTAGCATTTATTGTTAGTTCTTCCCTTCTGTTAGAAAGGAAGGTAGCTTTTACTTCGTCATCACCGCTTACTTGAACATCGTCTACTTGAGGGTCACCCTCTGCTGTTACGACAGCTCCGATATCGTACTCGTTGCCATCGGACAGTTTTATAGTGCCGTTTTTTAAACCAGCACCGTAGTGTTTCACGTTAGCCATATTTACCTCCTATCAACTAATTACAAAACCAAGATTCTATACCTTGATTCTTTGAACTTTAAGTTTAGTGACTCATCTATTAAACCGCTTAATGTGGCTTCCCATTCCACTTTAACCGAGATTTTGTCACTAATGCTTAACTGAGCATCATCTAATAAAGTCCTGACTCTATCTAAAATATTGTTGATAGAAACATAGCTCCTATCAACCTCATTGTAGCATCTGACGAACAAAGTTTCACTAACAAGAGTAGTGCCTATACTTAATTCTTGCCCTTCCCGTATTACTAATATAGGCATAGTTAGCTTTCTATTAGCAATATCAGCAGGAATTACACTGTTGACCCTGCTTGAACTTCCATCCGCATTATAAAAAGGTTTATTTTCGCCTAACATATCTGTTAGTTCACTATCTGCTATTAAGATATTATATACTGCTTCTGTTGTATGTATCATAATTTTCTATTAAAACTCCACTGAAACCAAATCGGTAACCTTTGAGCAGCCTGTTCAAGTGTGTCCCACACTATCGCAAACCTGCCTTCGTGACATAACTCTAAGAAAACACCGTAGTAAACACCTATTCCTAGGTATCCTTTATACTGGCTTCCCTTATGTTCTGCCTCAGTGCCGAAAATACTACCTCTAGCCAACCCTGTCCTATCTGTCCAAGGTGCATTAACTTTAGCTTCTTTTTCAGCTTCAGCCAATGTTGCAGAAACCGCATCCATGGCTACTTCCTGCGACAAAGCCTCAAACCTTTTCAGACCTAAGTCTAACTCCCTTGTATCTATTTTAATCACGATATCCTCTCTAGATTTACCTCCACTATGTTATCTAGCTCTTTTTGGACAGCTACCACCTTATAATCTACGCTGTCTAGAGTTCTCCATGTATCGTTTATCCTACTTCCAGTATAGTTTGTTATTCCTACATAACTTTGCCTATTAGCCCTCATCCCACCACCAGATACCTGCGTTGGGTCTGTATCACTAGTAATGTAAGCTAAAATCCTTGCTATCTTTTCCAGTGTTCCCAATTCTGAGGAAAATCCAGGTGCAGAACCAGTAGAAGGTCTATAAATATCTACAGTAACCCCTTGATGCTGTAACAAGGTGTTAATATCCTTTATTTGGCTATCTTTAAAATATGCAAAGTCATCGAATCTACTCATATTATTACAAGTCTGCTCTACTCAAGTCTGTTGTTGTAGTGCTAGTGTCATCGTAGAACCTACTTGTCCTATCTGCTAAAATTACTCCGCCTCCAGAGGCTTCGTCTTTAACTTTTTTATCTATAATTTTTCTCAGTCTAACTAGATTATCAAATACCTGAGAAGGCTTTAAATCAGCTTTACCTACAGAATAATCAAACCTTTTTGACGAATCCATTAACAAAATATCTACACACCTTAAAAGCGCTCCATTTACAGAACCATCTAGGACTATAAACGCTGTTAGTTCTTCATCTGAAAATGCTGAGAAACTGTAAGTTACCTCTATAGATAACGTATCTGCGGGGGCTGCTAGGAAAGTAATAACACCTTCCTCTTGCGCTATTGTGTAAAATGTTGTTTCTATTTTTAGGTCATCATCTACATAGATTGCATAACTGTCATCTTTTACATTTCCATGTGAAAGTTTGAATATAGTTGTTTCCCCATCCCCTGTATTCTCGTCAAATGCAGATTTATGAGGGTCTGCTAATTCTTTTCTTAATAATTCTAAATCTGTGTACATAAATTTAATTCTCCTAGGTACATTGTACCCAACTTTCTACAATTTAGATACTCTCACCTCTTTGTTTTCTACTCTTTTTATCCAGTTGCAGTTGGAACAAAGAAGTTGATAATCTTTACTACCATCTTTTATTCTTTTCAAAAAAGTAGCGTTCCTATTTCCTTTCATATCTTTAACATCTTTTCCTCCACCCCCGTTAATATGGTCTATTTGTAATGCTCGTGGGTCATCAAACCCACAGTTGACACACTTTCCACCCAATATCTCTATAAGTTCCAAACGAACCTTTTTATTCCATTCTCTTGCGACACTACATTTTCTCGATGAGTTTAGCATATAGTAATCCTTGAAATAATTACTAAGCTGTTTTTTATTTTTAGCCCTGTATTTAGTCTGGTATTCCCTAATCCTATCTTTATTCTTGACACTATACTCCTTAATCCTACTCTTATTCTCAGTATAGTACTTTTTTCTATATTCAAGTTCTTTTTCTTTTGATAATCTTGCCACATATAAATTATAACACCTTCTATCAAAACTTTATACTTTAATCACTACTTACTTTCGTATTTAACTTCATTCTTTTAGAAAGTTTTTCTATATTTACTACTTTACCTAATCTCATAAGTTTAGGTCTAACTGGTTTGCTATATAACTTAGCTTTCGCTGAAATTGTCTTAGTTACACCTAAAACCTTTATTCTAGCTAGTGCTTGAATAGATTTTGTTTCTACAACTAAAACTCGTGCTTTAGCCACTATGGTTTTAGTTACATCTATTATCTGTATTCTAGCCTTTGCTGATAAAGTCTTTTCTACCGAAAGCTGTTTAATATCTGCTCTTGCTAGAATAGTTTTTGTTCCAGTAAGTTGTACTCTAGCTTTGGCTGTAACTGTCTTACTTTCTGTCTGTTGAACTCTAGCTTTAGCAGTAATATCTTTTTCAGCTAATTTTTGAACCCTAGCTAACGCTTGTACTGTCTTTTCCTCTGTCTGTTGTATTCTAGCCTTTGCCTGAATGGTTTTTATGACTCCTGCACCTTTTACTCTAGCCTTTGCTGTAATCTCTTTAGTTCCTTCTTTTTGTATTCTAGACAGAGCTTCTATAGATTTTGTTCTTTCGTGTTGTATTCTTGCTCTAGCATCAGTGGTCTTTGTCCTAGTTTTTTCAATACGAGACTTTGCTTGAATTGTTTTATCTTCGGTCTGTTGAACCCTTGCCTTAGCACTGATAGTTTTCTCAACTAGCTGTTGGATTCTAGCAAGTGCCTGTATAGACTTTACTAATAGTTTCTGTATTCTAGCTTTTGCAGTTATAGACTTTGTTCTAGTCCTTTCAATTCTAGCTCTAGCTGTAATTGTCTTAGTTACATCTGCTACAAAAATAGCTGATTTTGATGCAATTGTTTTAATTACTCCAGTACCCTTAACCCTACCCTTTGCTGTGATAGATTTATCTACTAACTGTTGTACTCTAGCCTTTGCTTGAGCAGTCTTAGTCACACCTGCAATTTCTACCCTAGCTTTAGATTGAATTGTTTTTGTTCTTTCGAAATGTATTCTAGCCTTCGCTGTAATAGTTTCTAAATAGGTATTTAAAACTCTGGCTTTGGACTGGATAGTTTTAGTAACATCTGCTACAAAAATGGTTGCCTTTGCAGTTACGGTCTTCGTTAAAT